ATGAAACTACTCGATGAAGTCCAGGATAAGATCGATGAAAAGGAGTTCATGGGGATTATCGGTAAGAATGCAATGTTCGCCGTGGTAATCTCCGGTATCCTTGTCGGTCTGGTCTACTGGCTTGTTATGTCGGTTTTCCCATGGTTCTTTGGAGCTGCGGGAGATGTCCAGCCTACACTGTATATAATAGTGTTCGTTACGGCTTTCATGTTCTGCTATGTGTTTCGGAACGAGTTCTGGATGAACGATTGGAAATTTAAAACAATGGGGATCTGTATATGGGTAGCAATGTCGGTTGCCTACTCCTTCGTGATGTATTTCTGCGGGGAAGTAATCGTGGTATCACTCATGGTACTTGGTATCGTGCTTACCGTGATGTTCCTTGCAACCGATTTATCCATAACCTGTATCCTTACAGTAAGGGAGATCCGGCAGAAGATTGAGAATATCAACAAAGCGGAGAAACAAAATGAAAACATTGAAACTGTGTTGCCATGTAATTAAGAAGTGCTTTGAATGCACCTACATTACCAGTATTAATCCTAACAGGATGTGTACAAAGGTAAACGGCCCGGGACTGAAACCAAGGGCTTTAACATTTATTGAGTTCAATGAGATTGCCCAGGGGACCATGACGTTTCCAGAATGGTGTCCCTTACCAGATTGGGAGAAAGATAATGAGTAAGCTTGTTGAGATCCCGTTCTCGAAGGTAATGGCGAAAGCCGCACTTGACGGACGGAAGGTATGCACCTCACGGAGCGAAGTCAAGGGGGATCTTGGCGATACCTTCATGATAGAGGGTAAGGAATTTCGCATTGTGGATATCCAGCGCCACCGGTTAATTTCAGTGACCAGTATACTTTTCCGGCAGGAAGGGGTTAACACACCAGAGGAATTTGAAGAATTGTGGAAATCCCTTCATAGGGGGCATTACAACGGATCCAACATGGTTTTTGTCCATTTCTTTGCCAGGGTGTCTGTATAAGGATGGCTACTAAAATTTGTTGTCGCTGTAAGTGCGAAAAGGAACTTACTCTTTTTTATAAATGTAGTAGAAACAAAGATGGGGTTCAAAGCGCATGTAAACTTTGCATTGCAGAAGAACAAAGATTGTATCGTGTTTTACACCCAGAAAAAGAGAAGGAGAAGAACAAACAAAAATATATTAAAAATAGTGAAAAAAGAAAACGAGATGTAAAAGAATGGAGAATTAAAAATAATAAATGGTCTAGAGAGTATCAACGGAAATATCGTGAAAAGAACAAACCAATACTAAAAGAAAAACGTAAAACATATATCGAACAAAACACAGAGAAGGTAAAATCAATACAGATTAAGTACTATCACAAAAATAAAGATACGGTTGCTTCCAGAAGGAAAAAATATTACAATATGAATAGAATGAGAATATTAAACACCATGAAAATAAAATATTACAACAATCCAGAAGAGAGAGAAAAATCAAGAAAAAGAAATAAACAGTATCGTATAAAACACGCAGATAGATTAAGAATTAAACATCAGGAATATATGAGATCCCCAAGAGGACGATTAGCAAGCTCGCGTTGCAGGCACAGGCGTGTTTCAAAAACAAAGAAAACAGAATGCACACTGACACTTGAACAATGGGATAAAATTTTAGAGTCACAGCAATATCGTTGTGTGGGATATCCACATGGTAACTGTAATAAAAAATTCGGAAAAAAATGTAAACCGTCTAAAGATCATATCATCCCTGTTGCTCTTAATGGACCATTCACATATGAAAATACCCAAGCACTATGTAAAAGCTGTAACTCTAGGAAAAAAGCAAATCTTGATCATGGATTATTGCAAGGATGGGGATTAACATACTAACACAGAAACAAAGCTAAATTTGACCGCAATAGCGGGGCAAGAACGGTCTTATCAAAAATCATAGGACATATCACACCACCCACTTTTTTATCTACTGCCTGAAATATTAATTATACGCCGTTTTCGCTAAAATGACAATAATTTTATACTTTACACACCCTATTTTGGAAGTGGAGGTGATCACTGGCTTATGAAAAAGAGAAAAGGTGGTAAGAAAAAGAAAGGTGGGTGTAAGAGAAAGCGCTGAGTACCCCCACATCACTATTTTTCAAACAAATATTTGTAAGTTCCAGTTTAATGATCCTAGTATCATGGCAATGAGTCCCACAACCGAAGAACGGATCGTCCGGTATGTAATGAAGATAGAGCCGGGAGGGAGGATCAACCCCAGGGTATTAGGTAAGGACCTGAACATCAATACGAAACGGGTGTCCCAGTTTCTCGGGTGCGTGGATTGCGTAGAACGGGTCGGGGGGCATCACGGGGAATGGGTGCGGGTTTAGGTACTTCTTTTCTTATCTATCAAACGCCCGTTTGATGCTATCCGAAAAATACTTTACTTTGTGGATATGATAGAATATACACAAAAGGTAGGTTTGTAGATACATGGTAAAAATTGGGTATGTTCGGGTTTCCCGCGAGAAACAAGATCCTGCAAGTCAGATAAAACTCATGAAAGATATGGAGATCCCAGATGAAGATATTTTTGTGGATCATGGTATCTCTGGTTGGACTGATCCAACCATACGCCCCATCTACAAAGATATGTTGAAACGTATTTCGGATCCCAACAAAGAAAAAGTTGATACTATAGTATTCAGTGAATTTTCAAGGTTGGGAAGAAATGCAAAAGAAAGTATGTATGAACTCTTGCGTCTTGAACACATGGGGGTAACAATTCAATCGTTATCAAAACTTGAATCTTTTATCAATGATGTCCCGGGTTCATTCCAGATACAACTTCTTTCAAGTATGATGGTTGGTGCCGAACTTGAACGGAAACACCATAAAGAAAGAACCAAGTGGGCTATGGAAAATGTAAAAGTAAATGGTTCCAAGTCTGGGAAGAGGATAGGTCGCCCGGGTGTTGAAATAGACTTTGATAAAATTCAAAAGACAATGGATGAACTTAAAGTAAATGAAACGGTGGCCAGGAAAATATTAGGATACAAACCCTCTACATTTTATAAGAAAAAGAAGGAGAAGAAATTATGAAAGATATATTTGAAGAGTTTAGAGCAGACCACCCAGGGTATTTTAGAATTGGTGAAGAAAACCACTTCCCTTGGGATAGAACAGATAATTCTGTATGGTATGCTTTGTTTGCACCATTTAATAATGAAATACAGTATGTCGGTTATACCCCTGCAAAGTCATCCAAGAGAAAACTATTGGAGGCTATCACAACAATTAAGGGATCGTTGATTCTAATAGGGGTATGGCATGGTGAAAGGAGAACCGATTTATTTTTCCTGGATATTAAAACCGCAATCAAACATTTGAAGGAAGTAACATAATGGATCCCGGTGTATCGCTTGCCCTGGCAGTGTTCCTCCTAGGGTTGTATGAATCTGTAATGGCTGCAGCAAAAAAGATTGGCTTGAACTTCCGGAAGGTACTACATCTTGAATAAGCACTTCTGGATCATGGCGGGGTGCATAGCAATTATAATGGCGCTGGATATCCTGACAACCAGGTTCATCCTTGCAAATGGTGGGTGGGAAGCCAACATGCTCATGGCACCCTTTGTAAATTCACTTCCCTCTTTCATTACGGTGAAATATGTGGTCTGTGGAATTATCGTTGCAATGGCGATGTATGCAGAACGAGCGGTGAAGCCCGGTTCATCCAACGTAATCTTCTCTGTGGTATTTCCGGTGTCTTGTTTACCAGTAATTAGTAACACACTGGTTATCGCCAGGGTAATACCATAACTATTTATTCTTCACAAGCACTTTACCAATTATGACAGACGGCGATGGAATGGCAGGACTGATCGGAGCGGGAATCACCGGAATGGTCGGGCTTGGAGTAATCGGTGCGATGTCGCACATGGCGAGCGATATGACTGATGACAGACCGCGTAAAAAAAAAGAAGGTCGCGTAAGAAACGATAACGATGACCTGATGGATCTCTTATTTTAATCCCCCCAATCTTTATATACTTTTCTTTTGATATTACCTCACTAATCAGGTGAGTACTACATGGCAACAGACCCCGCAGCAGTAACGACAAACAATGCTAATAATTCCGACCCCGCGTTAATCGTACAGCAGCAAGCCGCCCAGACTGCAGCGAATACCCAGATGCAGGTTATTCAGAACATGCAGTATAATCGGAACAGGGAAACCCGGTATAATGCAGAGGACCTTTCATATGAGAAACAGGCAACCAATCAGTCCTGGCAGGACGTTAACACTACCGGCCAGTTCGTTGACCCCGGGCTTGCACCTTTAAATATTTTCTACGGCCCGAATCCCAATGGTTTCCCTAGTTCTAATCAAAATTCTCCGCAACCAACACTTATGCCATCGGTTCCGCTAGAGGCATATCAACATTTTAAAAACTTAACAGAGGCAGAAATAACGGCGGGAAATAAACAATATGAAGTAAATCAGAAGTTTTCAAGCCAGTTTACAGTAGCGCAGAAGGATAACATCCTTGATACTCTCGGTATGGTAAATGCAGATCCAAACCTGGTGACCATTGACCCCAATATGTATAATCGGTACCTTGCAGCCGAAGTGGTAAATACCCAAATGGAAAAACAGCAGTACCTTTCACAGCCCGCCCAGGTAACCCCGGAACAAGTCATACAGATTAAGCAGGGGTTCGGATGGGATGAAAATACCCCAGGAGCAAAAGATTGGGTACCCACCAACAGGGACCTGCAGTATTATAATACGGTTGCCTTACCAGAATACGTTAAGGTTGTGGGGGCATCACCCGGGGTTACCATCCCCGTCCAGAGTACACCCCCGGCTGCAACTGCTGACACATGGCGAATGGGTTCAGGGGGACCGACAGCGTATGTTGACCCGTACACCTACATGCAACAGCAGAAACAGGCATTAATCGATTCCGGGCTTGGTGGCTATACCCCGCCAGCGCAAACCCTCACCGTTGCACAACCAATCGCCCCGTTAACTGCAGCACAGATCTTACAGGGAGATACCTACATCAACCCCACGAAGGGAATGGCAAACCCGTTCATTGCACCTATCGGCCAGCCGGTATACGAATCAGATGTATTGCGGGAGTTTGGTTCTATGGGGGCTCAGCTTAGAGGTGCCTCAAACCTTCCAGTAAACATTGTATATTCCGATATCAACCCGGGGCAGGTAGTAATCAAGCACCAGGGGTATTGGGGTGGGTCGAAGGAAAATTCAGTAACAGGGTATGAAACCCCTATTATCATGGACGTTACCTCAAATAACGACCTGGTTGGTGTTGCCGATTATAACAAACGGATGAACTCTATTGCCTCTTATACTGCAGGAATGCGCCAGTATGCGGTTAACCAGGACGTTGCAATTAACCAGAGTCCGATGAATACGAAGAACTTCGCAAAGGATGTGGCGATTTATCAGTCCGGTGATACGAGCAATATGGATGCCTACATGCAGGGAATGAAGGTTGTTTCTGAAAACCCCATGTCTAACCCGGTATCGCAGGTGAAAGTCATCCCGTTTGCAGACCTGTCTGGGATCAATACAGGGATTGGGAATATTAACCAACAGTTCTCACAGCCACAGGTAGCACAGCCTACCGGTGGGCAGGCAATTGTCCCGATGAAATATCCGGCACCTGAATTTGATATATTGGGAATGGCGGTGAATCTTACCCAGGCCCCGGGTAAAATAATTACTGCCGGAATATCAAGTATCGGAGAGGGGGTTATGAACTTTGTATCCCCATCGCAACCTACAGGGGGGTCTTCGCCAGTTTCTCAACCCGGGTCATTCGCTACGTACCAGCCATCACCACCGTTTATATTAGGAAACGCATCGGCATCAAGTCCGATGTACGCAACGGAGGGTAGGAATATCGAACTGTACCCAATTTCAAAGCCTTATATATCAGTGGGGCACTCTGCACCGTTAACAAAAGAAATAAACATTGTGAACTTCGATTACCCAGGGACCCCGGAGCAGATTAAGAACATGCTTAGTTCCAGCCTGATCCCAAAAGACGTTGGTTTTAACGTAAGGAACGTTACCCCCGGAGAGAAACCGTTTGTGCAGAAGGGGTCTTCCCTTTTTGTAACCGAACCGAATACCATTGTACTGTTCGGCCCTGGAAGTAAAAACTACCTCGCAGATCAGAGTAACATAGCCGGGTACGCGGGTCCGGTAAACAACCGGGCGAATGCGATTGAGGGGATGGGTGGGGTTGTAAGTTCTATCAGCCTCGGTAGTTCTAACCCGGGAGAAACCCTGGCTGAACGTATCTATCACGAAGGTGGTCATATCTTCGGATGGCCGATGGATAATATGAACACCTCTATCTACGCAAAGGTTACCCCGGTACCCACGCAGTCACCGGTAGGATATTATAACTGGATGGCAGGTAACCGGGCTACAACAGGTATCTCATCTATTCCACCTGCACCACAGCCTACCGTTGCACCTACCGATACGTTCGGTGCGATCGGGAAAGGATTTTCAGACTTCGGTGCCGGGGTCATGGGACTTAACCAGCAGATCGCCCAGGCGTTACCGATCGGTGGTGCTGTGAACGCCCCCGCTGTAATAACCGGGTACGATATCAAACAGGTCGGGACGGATTCAGTAATAGTCGGGTATAATACTCAACAGGTGGGAATGTCGGCACCAACTATTGTTGGGTATGAAACCAAACAGGTGGGAACGGAAACAAAGATTGTTGGCTACGATTCAAAGATGTTGAATATTGATATCAGTAATGGCCTTGCACAGAGTGGATTTACCTCTATTATAGGGAAGGGAAACTTTACAGATAAGAATCTCTCTCCCGCTAATACACCTATTGGAAACCAGGATTTATCATATAATCCCCTTTCGCAGAAGTTTGAGCAGATCCCATCTAATGTAACAAGCTGGTCACAGGGGATTCCGGGGTATGAGTCGGGGGGGATCGGGAAGCAGATCGTTAGTTTCTTCCCGGCACCACTTACAATGCTTGGAGAGGCTACCGGTAACCAGCAGATAAAAGAGGTAGGGTTGTGGGGTACCACCGTTTCCGCACAGGTACTTAATGCTGGGTTAAACCCGGTTGGGTCAACTACACAGGCCGGTGAAAACTTCTTCGCCGGATCAGCAATGGGAGTTAATAAACTACAAGGCTCCCCGCTTACAAACGATCAGGCATACCAACAGGGAGTGAATATCCAAAAAGATTGGGGAAACCTGGTGAAAGGCGGGACGGAGTTTGCAACAGATGTAGCAATTGCGTCAAATCCTGGGACCGCGTTGCTTAAACCGGCTGGGATTGACATCGCTCCCGCAATGAAGGAATTTACTACGAATATAACAGTTCCAATTGCAACCAACCCGGTTGGTGGGTCCCTCGCAGTCCTGGAAGGAGTTGGAATGGGTGCCGGGTTTGAACTTCTTGGTGCGATTCCCCTTGCAGGAGCTAAGTTTGGTTCTGCCCCGGTTATTGGTGGATTAATTTCAAAGGTACCCGCACTTGGAGAAGTTACAGTTGGTACCGCTGCAACGTATGGGTTTGCAGGAGGGATGGTTACGCTGGGAGGTATTGAAATAGCAACCTCGCCAACACCATCAGCAACCGCGGGTCAGTTAGTAGGTACCGCCGGATTGTTTATGGCTGGTGGGATAATGAGTCCAGGTATAAAGGGAATAACGGAGATTCCGGGGGATATGGGAAGGACCACACTTAGGGGGTTGGATTATCTGGAAACCGGTTTAGATAAATCCGGGTTTGAATTTAAGGCATTTACGCAGAATCCTGGGCATATTGATATAAACCCCGCTACACTTATGGCAGAACAGAGAAAACTTCCAAAACAAACTCCACAAGAATATGTTCCAACGTTTGATGTAACGAATCTCATACCTGAAAAAGTTACATTGGATATTCAGAGAGGAACCCCATCTGCAAAAGCACCTGATATTATGGAGATTGATGTAACCTCTCTATCTGGAAAGGACTGGTCCGTTACAAAACTAAATTGGGACAAAGTGGATTTAACCAAAATAAAATCCAAGCAGCCAGTAGAATACGAACCAATTAATCCAAACGTGCGTGAAAATATATTTGAGGGTAAAACATATGAGCAGATAGACGCACTACAATCATACCTTGGGGGAAAATCTAGTGAGATTACTACAAGAATGCGTGGAGAAACACCGGATTACATTACCCTTAAACCAGAAGATGCAATCCTGCGTGGGGATATTATAAACAATATGGCTACTGATAAAACAATTCAACTCGAAGGCACAATATACCGTGGAGTCCGGGGAGGAGAAGCGGAACAAATCGCGGGGATGAAAATTGGAGAGTTATATGATCCAAAATCGGTAAAATCATATACCCTGGATGCGGGTGTTGCCAGGATGTTTGGGAAAGATACTGTAATTCAATCAAACCTAAAAGGCGGGGAAAAAGGAATTTATATTGGTGGATCTGAGAATGAGATACTTTTCCCAAAAACAGCAGGGTTTATAAAATTAGGCGAAACAAAGGTTGGATCAACCACATATGTAAAAGGGATTAATGTAGATACCAGCGCCATTAAGTTTACTGGTGTTGAATTACCAAATCTTCGTGTAGAACCCGGGACCGGAATGAAAGTATCTGATTGGCCACAAAAGGTTTATCGCCCAACGGTACCAGAAGAGTATATTCTAGCATTTGAAAAGAGTGCAAAGATGTCAAAGGCATTTCCATCACCAACAGATGTGGTATTCACAACAACGGGTGGAAATATCCGGGTACGGCCAGATATAATCTCGATTGTAGGGCTTGGGAATGTCCCAGACATCATTAATTCAAACAGAAGGACCCCGGTTACAATAACAAATACAAACCTTGATATGGGATTCTCTAATGATCTATGGCAGACAAACGATCAACAGAAGAAACAGAAGGTCATACCTGTTACTAGGAATTATCCTGAAATTGACGTAACACCTGTGTTTGATGTCACTCCGATCTTTGATGTAACCCCGATAACAGGGAAGAAACCAATCGTTGACTTTGTTCCTATTATGGACCAGTTCCCCATTATTTCAACGTTCCCGATCATGGATCAGACACCCATTACAACACAAAATCCTATTGTAACACAGTTCCCGATCATGGATCAGTTCCCTATTACCGGGCAGGTGCCAATCTATGATACAACCCCCATTACAATCCAAACCCCCATTACAACAACGACCCCTATAATCACAAATATACCTCTCTTCGATACATTCCCAATATACGAACAGACACCGATATGGGAGTTCCCCAGGCCCAAGTCGGCATACCCCAAGGAATTTAGTATGATCCCCAACCTTGGCGGTGGCGGCGGGGGCAACGGTGCAGGGTGGTTGGGTTCCCACAACTTCGGTGAATATGCACCCCTCGGGTCTTACTCGTCCAACCTGTTTGGATTATTACCAAAGGGGTTCTTCTAAATGAGGATGATTATAAGGAATGGGATAATGAAAGGATTTAGTTCAAACAATCGCACAATCACAGAGCGGGACATGCTGAAAGGTGCTGATATCCCGAAGAAGTTAGGAGTAACCCCTTTTGGTAGGGAGTTAAAAAGAAGATAAATCAATAACTTTTATATTCTTCTCTCGTTCCTTCTCGTTCTTTTTACAGTCCCGGATAGTAAGTGCAATACACCTGCACAATGCGGTTTTTACATCTTCTCTCATACATACCTGATAGAACGATAAACTATATACTCTTTGTGTGCGTGTGTATATTTATGAAAAGAAAATGCGTAAATTGTGGAAGTAGTAATATTATCTGCAGGGTAGAGGGATCGGTGTTCTGTAGAAAGTGCGGATGGGATACCCGAAATGTAATGGCATTTACAGGTGTGAAACTTCCAGACCTTACAAAAGAACCGGGGACATAAGTAAAATCCACAACACTTTTTTATACTATCGTTTTAAATAGTGTAGCATGGGAATTAGGGTACCTTCTCAGGCAAAGCAGTTTACGGGGTTCAGAAAGAACGCCGCATTCGTAGACAGCAAAGAAAAGAAGACTATCGGGGTGATCCGCAATGGCACACAAAAGACGTAACTCCAAAGGACGTAAGATGGGCGGAATTTACGTTGGCCCTGCCGCTATGGAGAACATGCGTGAAAAGATTGCGGGACCCGCAATTGCACCGAATAAAGCGAACACCATCGCCCGTGAGGTTACGGGCAGGAGAGTATAATCATGAATTTTGAACCGAAACACCCCTACCACAAGTTACAGAACCACCTTATCGGCGGCCACGTTCCTGGATTTTCAGAGGGTAACGACAACGTTGAAAAGAAAGTCCTCGGGAGAGAGATCCCCAACGGGTCAAAACGCCGGGGGCGTTAATACTGGCAGCATCAAAAGTATCCCAGCAGCCTAAATCCATCGTTTCGGAAGAGGCAGAGCAGACCCTTACAGAGAAGGAAGCATACGCATTCGCAATCCAGCAGGTAGACCTTGCTGTAGCGGATATCGCTTCACAGGAAGCCATTCAGATGCTTCTCCTTCAGCAGAGGTCCCAGGCTATTGTGCGTGGGATGCTGAAACTCCGTGAGCTTGCGGGGCTGGATAATTCCATCTACGCTCCTAAGCCTACTCCGGTTGAAGACGAGTAACCCCAAACTCTTTTTATAGTTTTAACGTCTATTGTCACTCATGGATAATGAAGACGGATCGGTAGCAATGATCGCCTGGGTCCCAATAACGATTCTTGTGGCACTTTTTTGCTGGTCGGCGCTAGGAAAATGCGTGGATTTACTTTCAACCTTCCAGAACAAGTTCGCCGCTGCCAACCCGTCTATCCCGGTAAGTGCGGATCGTGCGATGTATACTGGATGGATGCTAACGGGATATCAGGCCCTTTTATTGGTGGGAATAGTTTTACCGATCCTTTATTATGCGATCCTTGTGTCCCGTAGACGGAATGATTCAAATATTTAATCAGCCTCTTTTTATAGCAAAAGTATTTTCATAAAGAAAAGTATATAACCTCTACAAAGAGGTTCGTGATACTTTATGCCCCCAGCTCCACCACCGCAACAGACTCCAACCCAGAAGGCACAGGCGCAGCAGCAAAACCAAACTCCTGCTAACACACCTGCTCCGGCACAACAGCCCGCGGGTGGTCCTCCGCAGTTAAACCAGAAAGCGTTAAATGTTTATGCGAAGCAACTTGCCAGGTCGGATAGTAGAGTTAAGAATAGAAGACCGCGGGTGTCATCACGCCGCGTAGTGCAGGGTGCCGTAACCGTGCAGGGTGCGATTTTAGGATCCATCCTAGGTTCCGTGATCCTCCTTGCCATCATGGTATCGTTAGGTCCTCTTGTGGACTTCTTCCAGGCTTGGCTAATGAACCAGCCGGGGAACCCTTACGCGGCACCTGTGCTTGATATGTTCCCCTGGATTTACATATTCATCTTCACATCCTGGGTAGTGTATATCATTGCAATATGGCGGGCCGCAACCCAGCAGGGTAGTTACGGGGTGTATGATTGATGTATAAGAAATTACTTTTGATTTTAGCGGTTCTGCTTCTGGTTGGCGGGGTTAGTGCGGGGTTAACGTGGATCCCGCATGGATACCCTACGCAGTATTACACCGCACAGGACGGAAACGATGTGGTTGTTAAATATAATATTCCAGGGACCTTTGGATTTATATTACCAACTGGGATAACCGAATACCAATATTTAGTTGTAGCTGGTGGGGGTGGTGGAAGTGGATTTTTAATCCATAGTCCCATACAATCCGGGGATTATTCTGGTGGGTCTGGCGGTGCCGGGGGTTTACTCAATGGAACACAGAACCTTACCGGATATACAGACCCCATAACAATTGTTGTTGGAGGTGGAGGACTTGGTGGAGGTGTCGGAAATACCCGGGCGAATAGTGGTACAAACTCTACGTTTAATAATATAACTGCAATCGGTGGTGGATATGGGGGCGCAGGATTAACCACGTATAAAGATGGATCATCCGGTGGTTCCGGGGGTGGGGGAGCTGCAGATGAATATGGTTCCACTTACGGTTCTGGGGGTGCGGGTACAGGTGGTCAGGGATATGGGGGTTATGCCGGGGCGAGTATTTCCCCGGGAGCGGGTGGTGGCGCTGGTGGCGCTGCCACCAGTGATGCTGGTGGCGCTGGGGTTTCAAATAGTATTTCCGGGTCTGCTGTGACATACTCTGTTGGTGGGTGTAACCCGATATATCAAAGTTATTTCCCCGCAAATCCGGGTGATGGTGGGCATTCCGGGCTTTACTCTGGTGGTAACACCAATGGTAATGACGGAATAGTATACATCCGCTACAACGGTACCGCACCGGCATCAAATTCTACGGGGGCATCGTCTTACAACCAGAACCTTCTTTATACCCCGCATTTATGCAGGATGTATTTCACAGACGAATGGGGCAACCGTCTTTCCGGGCTTACTATTAATGCTACACCAACCGGGCAGACTTCCGTTCCGGCATCCTGGCTGAACATCGTATTAGGCATCCCGGTAAATGCCTCCATGCCTAGCACATCGCTTTCCGGCACATCCAGCACAGACGGTTCGATTACGTTCCTCATGGTAGAGGTAATCCAGTATAGCGTGGTTGTATCCGGAACGTCACCTATAAACGGGGCTACGATTTACCAGGTGGTTACGTTCTACCCGAAGGATACCGATTACACCATTAAAATCAATACCGGACTATCGCCAAACCTTCAGGCGTATCCGACCTACAACCTTACGGATTATCTCTCAACAAATGAAACAACGATAAACCTCACGATGAACTACACCGATACAAGCGGTGCAACAACAAACCTTACGTTCTACGTGCGTAAAAACAATGCAACAATGGTTTCAACCCAGGTGATAGGTGGGAGTGGATCCGCATACTTCGTGATAAACAACACCAAGGGGGACTCATACACCTACGGGTTCAACGCAACGAACTCCCTGGGGACCAACGGGGTAATTGAAGGGTGGAAGGATGTAACCCCAAAGGGTTCCGGAGCCCTGTTTGACTTCGGGCTTGATATGAATACCCGGATGTGGATTGCGCTTGCCTTTATCTTCCTCTTTACCGCAATGTGGGGGACCACCTCTGTTAAGCAGGGTGCTTTCCTTGTGCCGTTCTTCGGTGCCGGAATATTCTGGTATATCGGGTGGTTACCGGCAGCGTTAGGGACTGTGATCTTTATCATGTCGTTTATCGGAGCTCTGTATTACATGCGTGGCCAGGAAAATAAGACTGTGGAGGCTTAAACCATGCCTCGCTTCTGGGATATTTTTGTCCTTCTAAACTGCCTGACTCTGGGCATCATGCTCGTCAACGGAATGTTCATGTTCTCTGTGAACTATGCGACCACCCCGAATACCACGGACTCTTACGACCAATCTGCGATACGTACTTCCATAAATCAAAGTAGTACGTCATCTCAATTGGACGCATTTACCGCTTCGGTGGGATTCTTCGGGTTGATGATCGGGTTTATCCTGAACTTTGCGGGGCAGACTTTGGGGATGTATGATACGATGACCACGGTGTTCCACGTACCGTTAATCGTGGTGCAGTGGTTATCGGGATTGCTCGGCCTGATGTGGCTGGCTTTCTTTATACAGCTTATATCCCGTATGGGATGGGGATTGGTGAAGGATTAATGTCGATTAAAAGGATTTATTTAATTTTAGCATTGTTAATGCTGTGCGGGGTAGCGAGTGCTGCCAACCCAGTGTCAAATTTCACAGCGGATTCGTACACGGGATCTATCTCAAACGTATCTCCCGTAATTAATACAACAATTACATTCACCGATTATTCAACAACAGATATTACAGGGTGGTTGTGGCAGTTCGGGGATGGTTCAACGAATGCAACCACACAGAATGTTACCCACGAATATGGAACCATCGGGAATTTCACCGTTAACTTAACGGTTACTAATTCCTCTGGTACTAACTCATTACTCAAATACGTCAACATCACGCGTTATTTCGCGTCAACAGACGGAGCATACACGGTTATTAAGTTTAATGAAACCGGGTATACCGCAACATGGAAGACGCCTGCTAACGTGACGAGCGTGCAGTATTTGGTTGTAGCGGGTGGCGGGGTTGGCGCTGCATATGAAGGTGGTGGTGGCGGCGGCGGCGGTGTTTTAACAAATACATCAGTGGTTAATGGAACAATTACAGTTGTTGTTGGTGCAGGTCAGACAACACAATATACCCCCGGTATTAATTCATCTTTTAGTAATATTGTTGCTATTGGTGGGGGTTCAGGGGGTTGTGGTGGCGGCGGCGGCACATCTCCAACTAATTCCCCCGGTATTGGAGGAAGTGGTGGAGGTGGTGGTAGTTCAACATCGGCAGGTACCACTGGAGCCGCTGGTACTCCATCAGACGGTGTAACCCCACCAATACAAGGATATCACGGAGGAACGGGAACATCAGGTGGTAATTATCCAAGTGGTGGGGGTGGTGGTGCAAGTTTACACGGAGGAGATGGAACTTCAACTAACGGTGGATCTGGGGGAAATGGAATATCAAGTTCTATAACAGGTAGTCCCGTAACATACGGCGGTGGTGGTGGTGGTGCTATTGGAAACTCTCAAACCGGGGGTGTTGGTGGAACTGGTGGTGGAGGAAATGGTGCATCACATAGAGCCGCAGATGTGATTACTATTGTTGTTGGTTCAAACGGAACGGTTGGGTTGGGGGGAGGCGGCGGCGGTGGTGGTTATGGACTTACCCCAGATCATTATTACGGCGGGTCCGGTGTCGTAATCATCCGGTATCTCACACCTGTCGTACCAGTTATAAACTTCACATCTAATGCAACAACGGGTATCACTCCAAGGTCTATCCAGTTCAACGACACAACAATAGGGTTACCTACATCATGGAACTGGAGCTTTGGAGATGGTACCTATAACACCACACAGAATCCGGTTTACACATACTCGTCTGGAGGATTATATACCGTTTCACTCAATGCAACAAATTCATTTGGTTCTAACACAACCACAAAAACAAACTACATTAAAGTATTAGAAACTAACTTTGTCGGAACACCAACAACAGGAACCGCACCACTATCTGTAGCATTTAACGATACCTCAACACCCTATGGAAATGCAACCGCATGGGCATGGAACTTTGGGGATGGGCAGCAGTCTACCTTGCAAAACATTACCCATGTTTATACCAGTGCTGGAAGTTACAACGTAACGCTCAATGTAACAACAGACTTCACTACAGGGACAAAAACACAAACAAACTATATTACGGTCAGTAACCTTGCACCAGCAGCAAACTTCTATGGTGTCCCGGCATGGGGTAGTTCACCACTTGATGTTTCCTTCTATGACATTTCAACCAACGGGACTGCAACATCATGGGAGTGGGAATGGGGGGATGGTACCGCAAATGGAACCACACAGAATCCAACCCACCAGTATACAGCGAATGGCGAGTACTCTGTTAATATGACGGCAACCAACGCCATTGGTTCTTCAACCAAACAACGGATTGCTTATATCAAGGTTGGAACAACCGGTGGAGGCGGTGGGGCATTGGAATCAATATTCCGTTCCAACACCACCGGTGGGATCTATCCACTATCAGTACAGTTCACAGACCTATCAACAGGTGGCCCGGAAACGTGGAACTGGTCCTGGGGGGATGCAACGGCAAACGGAACCACACAGAACCCTACACACACCTACACCGGGGCGGGATCTTATACTGTAACACTTACAGTAACAAACGCCACACAGACCCCAAATAGTTCAACCAGTTCTGCAACTAACTTTATTGTGGTTGCTAATACCGGATCTCCTGTTTCTAATTTCTATGCGGATAGCACATGGGGGATTAATTATGTCAATGCGTCCTTCCATGATATTTCAACCGGGGGTGCGGCGACAAGTTGGAACTGGTCAATGGGGGATGGTACATACAACACCACACAGAACCCGATTAAGAATTATACCACCGTTGGAACGTATACTGTTTCACTCAATGCCACAAACGCAGAAGGGTCTACGGTAAGGACAAGGACGGATTATATCCAGGTGAGTGACGGTAAACCGGAAACCTCGTTCTATGGAATGCCTACCAACGGTTCATACCCGCTGAACGTATCCTTTACCGATACCTCTGGGAACACCCCTACTTCGTGGGCGTGGTCGTGGGGTGACGGTGAAGCAAACGGTACCACCCAGAACCCATACCACGTTTATACCGGGTCGGGTACCTACACGGTAACTCTTACGGCAACAAATTCATACGGGAGTAATACTCGGCAGATTTCCGCATATATCGGGGTTACTGCTCCATCCGTTCCAATTGCTTCATTCTACGCACACCCAACAAACGGGACTGCTCCGCTGAACGTATCATTCGTTGATACTTCGGCAAATACTCCTACTTCCTGGGCATGGCAATGGGGAGATGGAGAGGCAAATGGAACTACCCAGAACCCAAGCCATGTGTACAACACAAGCGGGACGTATACCGTCAATATGACGGCGACAAACGCCTTCGGCTCCAACACCAAGCAGATTGCCGCATATATCGGGGTAACCAACCCGTCAACACCGGTATCGAACTTCACGGCAAATATAACCGGGGGATACGTCCCACTTTCGGTTTTATTCACCGATTCCTCTACCAACCTCCCAACAACCTGGAACTGGTCCTTCGGTGACGGTACTGCAAACGGTACCACCCAGAACGTCACCCACGCTTATACCGCAGATGGGACTTATAATGTAACTCTTACCGCTGGAAACGATGGTGGTAACGGGACCTCGTTCCAGCGCACGGATTACATTTACGCTGAAGGAAACCCACATGCAGACTTTTCGGCAAATGTTACTACCGGTAGTGTGCCAATCTCGGTTTTATTTACCGACAATGCAACCCACGCCAGTCCATTCTCGTTCTATTGGGAATTTGGGGATGGTAATACCAGTTCAGACACGGCCCCGGTCCATGTGTACACTGTTGCCGGGAACTATAGCGTTAACTTCAGTGTTTCTACACCAGGGGGAGAAGATTGGGAGAATAAAACAGATTATATCAGGCTTACTCCCGCTAACCCGGTAACCGTTGCGAATTTCTCTGCTAATATTACCTCTGGAACGGCCCCGTTGTCAGTTGGATTTATCGACCTCTCAACCAAATCACCAGTTGCATGGCTATGGGTGTTTGGCGATGGCTCTACCAATGCAACTACCCAGAACGCAACACACGTATATTCATCTGCGGGTAATTTTACCGTTAAATTAAGGGCTACGAATATTTACGGGACTTCCTGGGAGAATAAAACCGATCTCATTTCGGTTACAGTAATTCCCCCGCCCGCTGCAGACTTCTCGGCAAATGAAACTTTTGGAAACCCGGGAACGATATTCGGGTTCACCGACCTCTCAACCAATTCACCAACCTCCTGGCAATGGTCGTTTGGTGACGGCTCTGGTAACAGCACGGTAAAGAACACCACACATGCCTATTCCACAACAGGAGTATACACCGTAACTCTTACGGCATATAATGTAGGTGGGACTGACACGGAACAGAAAATAGGATATATCAACGTTACAATGGCACCGGTTGCGGACTTCCATGCGAATGTTACTTCCGGGCATGTTCCGATATCGGTACAGTTCAACGATACTTCGTTATATGCAACGTATTGGTCTTGGGACCTTGGTGATGGGAATACCTCACTCGACCAGAACCCGGTGCATACCTATTACACCGAAAATTACTATACAATTAAACTCAATGCCTCAAACGCAAACGGGTCTTCATGGGAGAACAAAACAAATTATCTATGGTTCACTAACCCACCAACACCAATCCCAACCGCAACGCAGGTACACAGCGGTGGGTACGCACCTCCTTACCAGGCCCCGGACGTACCATTCCCACAGAACGATAATACCGGGTGCCATTTACTCAACGTATCGGTTGACCTTAGTAACCAGACGGTAACCTTCCTGGGGCAGGTAGATAACGTCACCAACGATACAACCGCGTGGTTTACCCTGGGAGCAACAACCGCTGCAAATTCATACTACACGGTAGCACTCGTCCCAGACCCCATATCAGGTAATGTAACCGGGAGCATGGGGCTTTCCTCTCCGATGGCTGCAGGAACGAAATACTATGTGAAAATGGCATCTACGAAGGGACTTGCATTAGAGAGTCTTAACTTCACTACCCCCGCTGCAGTAGCCCTGCCAACGTCTACCTACGGTGCATACTGGAACAAAGTTCAGGCATCCAATAAAACACCATTAACTATCGTGAATGTTATCCCACTACCGCTGGTAGACTTGTTCGGTGGAAGTGCTGCGGGTGCCGGGAGTGAATTTGGGTGGAGAATTGTCTTCACGCTGCTTATTGGTATCCTTGTAATGGTGATTGCGATTCGGCAGGATAATCTCATATTGGTATTCATGCTCATCGGGCTTACCGGGCCGGTGTGGCTGTCGTTAATAGTTCCGGAGTTCGTGTGGATACCCGCAACGGTGTGTTACCTCGTAGCGGCAACAACGTTATACCGGTTATATCGGAACAGGAGGTCTTAAAAATGATGAAACCACGCAAGCAGTATAGAGAGGGGAGAATCCCCCTCCGTGCAACGGAAAACGGTGACTTTGTGATTGATATGGAACAATTGCTTGGTAACGAAGCCCCGATGATCACCGCACCACAGTTGGTTCACCTGTCCGAAGAGGAACCCAGGATTAATAATTCATACCAGCTCTTTCCGGTGTTCGATGCGAAGAATGGTATGAGTATAGGAAAGATGTCGCCACGGGACTTCCTGAGGAAGATTCTATGAATGAATTTAACCAATTCCCGTTCCGGCCAGCATACCCACAACCGCAGACCGGGTATCCGTTCCCAGGGACGAACCCCTATACCGGCGGGGTAACATACCCGCAGAAACCAAGCTGTTTTAAGATGAAGAACCCATGTATCACTTGTGCTTACAAAAATCAGTGTGAGAACGCCAAGGAGTAGAACATGAAACGCAAAAGTAAGAAGATGAAAGCAATTCCACGAATGACTCTATCCGGTGGGCGGATGGGCCACGCATGGTTCTCGGGTGGGGGGAGTAACTTCACCGGAGGGAGTGGGTTTAGAAGGTCGAATGAAGGGATTTTTAAGAGCGGGGGTTTCAGATGACCGCAAGAAAGACGGTGAATTTCAAAAGCAAAGCCGCGTATGAACGATGGTTAAGTTATGGACACGCAAATGGATTATTCACTGGAAAAGGCGAGAATATAACAATTCGCGGCAAGAAGCACAAAGTTGTCCACGAAAAGAAATAAATTACTTTTTTCTCGCCTTCTGCTGCTTTTCAAGGCGGTGTTCGATTTTACTGATCGCCTTGTAATAATTGTCGCCATATTTTACAAGATGGTCTTTCGCAATTCGTTTCCCCATTCTTAATGGAACGTGGTGTTCTGAAGACTCATCTTTTGCGTATGAAGTCATCTGCCGTTTGGTTACCATAAATAGTAAAATAGGAGTAGGAGGAAAAGAATGTTTCGCCCCGGGGGGAACATGATCAAGGTGGCACCGTGAAAGTAAGTGTCCTACCCCGGGACAAATAGCCTCTTAAAGAGGTTAATTTTGTATTTAACCCCTATCCATAAATACTTTTCTGATTCGTTCCTGGAGCTGATCTTTAAACACCGGGAAGTCGAATTTCATCGCCTGGTGTATGCACATTTCGGGATATACCGGGCAGTCTTCAATCCCTTCTATAATACCGTACTTATCCGCATCTACCAGACACCCGGTTATCATATCCACCACGGTTTCCCGGTATCCCCCTTCGTCAACCGCTACTACCGGCTTACCACTTGCCATTGCTTCCAGGGGGACTATCCCAAAGTCCTCGTTGATTGAGGTGCAAAGGACTCCTTTGCTGTGGGAGTATAACTTTTTAAGTGCGTGTTCCTTGATATTTCCGTAGAATGAAACGTTATCCGGCGCTTCTTCTACCAGGTGTTGATATCTTGGGTATACAGGCCCGACAACAATCAGCCATTTATCCGGCATTTCCCTGAATGCTTCAAGTTGTAATTCAACCCGCTTCCATTTATCCACTCTCTGCACGGAAAGCCAGTAGTTGTGTGGCTCTTTCCACTCGTAATCCTCACAATGAACGCAGGGGTAGATCACATCCGGGTTTCTACAGTAATATTTTTTAACCCGTTCCCGCACGGTATTCGAGATACATGCAATATCCACTACCTTCTTCATCATCGCCCGGTCCCGGTTGACTAACAGGGGGAGAAGTGGCTTTAAGATCGTGGGGGCGTATTCCTTCATATCGTACAACGCTCTACGCGGGGTCGTAAGGTAATACAGGTGTGGCTTTGATAAGTCAGCCCTCCACAGTGAAATATCATCGGTGATAACCTGAACATCCTCTTCCATATCCTTCGTAGCAAGGATTATATCCTTCACCCACCGTTCCTGGCCCCCGGTCTTCGTAAGATCCTTTGATGTCAGTACTTCAACCATACCTTATCATATCCGTTAAGTAATGTGTGATTATCGAGTGGGATAGTTCAACAACCCCGTAATCCATTGAGGGGATGTAGAAGTTCACCACCCCTTTCTTTCTCAAAGGGTTATCCATCTTGAACCCGGATAGGGTGATCACGTTTGCATTATTAAGCCTCGCTGTAACCGCAGCCCCGATTATATTATGGGATTCCCCCGAGCTGCTGATCGCAACGAGAAGGTCGCCATTGTCAATCCACAGGTCGGTGAGTTTTGCATAGGCTTTCGTATAATGGTCATCGTTTGATAACGCTGTTAACAATGGCGCTTCGGTTAAGACCATCGCCCGGATCCCACATGCTTTGCAGAGGTCGTTCTGCATATGGGAGGCAATTGCAGCGGAACCCCCGTTCCCGATAACGATTACCTTCTTTGCAGTCTTAATCTGGTTGATCGCAATAACGAAGCCCTGTTCCTCGCAGTCTACATTTGAAAGAACCTGGTGTAATGCAGTAATATATCCAAGAAATGCCATTCAAACCTCAACGATATAGTCCGTAACAGCACTATACAAGTCCCTTGCCTCCCGGTGCTGCCCCGGTTTTAATACCTCTTCCATCCCATGCCCGGTTAAGACGAGAATACTACGCACCCCTGCAGCATCCGCAGCTTCGCAGTCAGTACGCTTATCCCCGATTAGCCATGATTCTGAAAGGTCAATGTTGTGATCTTCCTTTGCTTCCAACAACATACCCGGAAGTGGTTTACGACAATCACATCCTTCGTCCGGTTTGTGTGGGCAGAAATAGAATGTATTAATCCTTGCACCTTGTTTTTGAAGACGTAGGTGCATTTCCTTATGAAATATATCGACATCTTTTTCCGTGTACCGCCCTCTCCCTACCCCGGATTGGTTCGATACCACGATAACGAGATATCCCTTGTCGTTTAGCAACCGAATGGCTTCCCCAACCCTGGGTAAAATTACCATGTCCTCAATCTTGTGTACGTAGTGTGGGGGGTCCTGGTTGATTACCCCGTCCCGGTCTAAGAATACGCATTTGTTCATTTTACACCTCAATTGTCATTGCTAGAATAAAAACTGACAATACTAGGATAGCACCCAAAATAACATAGCATAATGAATATCCATATGCTTTCATCTCTTCTTCGCTCATTTGCACATCTCCTTCGCAGTCTTCACAATGTTATCAACGGTTAGCCCGTGCTTGTTCAACAATTCATCATAGGTACCGGACTCCCCGAAGCAGTCGTTCACACCCATCCGCTTGACTTTACCAATCCCGGCGTTCGCAGAAATTTCCGCAATGATCCCACCAAGCCCCCCGTAAATGGAGTGTTCTTCAATTGTTATCGCCTTCTTGCACCGGTCTATATGAATAAGGATCTCCCCCTCTTTAACTGGTTTTAAGGTTGAAAGATTAACAACGGTAGACTCTATACGGTGCTTCTGGTGCAACTTGTTCTGGGCATCCAGCGCTAAGTACACCATCGTCCCGGTTGCGAATATCACAATATCATCACCATACCGGATATTAACCCACCCTGGTATTGAAGTCGGGGGTGTGACTTCCCGGGATAATCTCATATAGCAGGGACCAGGAAGTTCAGCTTCTTCTGCAATCATAAGTGCAGTTTCGTATTCATCACAGGGTGCAAGCACACGCATGTTTGGGATTACACGCATGATAGCGATATCCTCTAAACACTGATGAGAGGATCCGTCAGCCGCATTCGTCAGGCCGGAGTGGGCGCATATGAACTTCACATTCAGGTTTTCGAATGCAACGGTGTTCCGAATCTGTTCCCACGCTCTCATGAGGAACATGCTGTACGTACTCACAAAGACGGTTTTCCCTGCGGTTGCCAGCCCTGCAGCCACACCAACCGCATTCTGCTCTGCACATCCTACATCAAAGAACCTGTCAGGGAATGCTTTTGCAAACTTGTGTGTTCCGGTGGATACGGACAAGTCAGCGTCAACGACAACGACATTGGGGTTCTCTTTGCCAAGTTCGAGTAAGGCGAGTGAGTACGCTTCGCGGGTGGAGATCATCCAATATCACTTACCAGTTGAACAACTTCGTCTTTACCATACCTTTTCTTTTTACAAAGAGAAACACTTTCAATCAAAGATATCCAATTTGGATCTCCTTTGTTATATGAATTTGAATGATATGTTCCAACAAGTGCATCTTGAGGATATTTCTTTAATTCCTCAATTAATTCGGCAACATTATACACAAAACTCACAGCAAACACCTCTGCAACTCTGCATGTGTCAGCACTTTTCCATGATACTCGTTTTTTCCTTCCATTTTCTTTACTCCTGCTCCTTTTACAGTATTGGCAATGATTACAGTTGGTCTTCCATCTGTTTCCACAAACGAAAAATTAGACAAAATATAATCTATATCGTTCCCCCTAAATGTTTCACTGGTGTCCCACCCAAAACTTTTCCACTTTGCTCTCAAATTAAAAATCATCGTGGTCTTCCCATCAATCTGCCAACCATTGTAATCCACAATAGCAACCAGGTTATCCAACTTCATGTGAGAGGCATACATAGCCGCTTCCCATACCATTCCCTCCTGGCATTCACCATCCCCTAGTAGAACATATACCGTACCCTCTTTCTTGTCTAACTTTCGCGCCAAAGCGATACCACACGCAATTGATAGTCCCTGTCCAAGTGACCCGGTTGATACGGTGATACCCGATCCCTTAACCGGATGCCCCTGCAGACCACCCAACTTGCGGAGCGTGTGTAGTTCTGTGCGGGGAATTACTCCCTTTTGACTGAGTACGGAATACAACGCGGGTGCTGCGTGTCCTTTCGATAGGATGAACACATCTTCCGGTTGCATTACCTTGTAATACAATGCTACAAGGATCTCAACACAGCTGAGCGAACCCCCGGGATGCCCGGACCCCGCTTCGGTTGTCATGGTGAGGATATCATTGCGGGTTTGCTTGCATATTTCATCAAGGTTCATGTTGTTACTCCAAATTTGCTTTGCTTTGTTGTTTCAACGGGTGCAAACTTTATACCCACAATATCAAAAAAGCGTCCGTTTGGTTTAACCTTTAATGATATTGGTGTTTTCCAGTATTCGCTTTCTTTTAAAGCATCGGTTACATTCTTTGCATTTCCACCGAATTGCTTTACCGCTGAACGTGCTTTCTCGTATGCGTATCCGCTGTGGTCCAAACATAACCACATGGGGTACACTTTTTCAACTTTTAATCCATAATCGTCTTTAAACTCCGAAATAAATTCAATTTTAAGGCTATCCGGACTTCCTTCTTTCTTGTGCCGGGAGCAATACATACTGGTTATATCGACAAATGTAGACGACACCTGAGATTCCATAACGGCCCCTTCGTATGCGGTGCAACCGTGTCTTGCTTCCGGACGTAATGGAAATTCATATTCGCAACGTGGACAGATTAATGCAGAAATATGAACAATTTCCTGACATTCTGGACACATCTTTGCGGGTGCTTCTCCTGTTCCATCGCCTTTTTTTATCTTTGGAGAAACGGAATCAATTGGGCCGTGAAGCATTACATTCCCTCCAAAATCTAATACCAGACAATCTTCTTTTTCTGGGTATGTCCTCATCCCACGCCCGATCATCTGCACGTATTTCCCGGTGCTTTTTGTTGCGGTAAGAAGTGCAATCAAGTCACACATCGGAGAATTGAACCCGGTTGTTAAAACCCCTACATTTACAACGCATTTTAACTTACCTTTTTTAAATCGGTTTATTATTTCATCCCGGTCTGTTGTATTTGTCGTTCCAATAACAACTTCGCAGTCAATATTGTTCCGGTGTAATTCTTCACACACATGCTGAGCGTGTTTTACACCAGATGCAAAAATCAACCACGATTTTCGATTTTCTCCGTAGTGAATTATTTCTTTTACTACATTCTTTACAAGTTCTGGAACATCTGCGGCCCGTTCAAGTTCGTCTTTCTTGTAATCTCCCATCTTAATATGAACAGATGATAGGTCAATCTGGTGTAGACCGCCCTTACTAATTACCGGGACAAGATATCCCTGGTCAACCAACTTCTGAATTTCAACTTCGTAGCATATTCCATCAAATAGCCTGTCTTCTCCTTCGTGGAGTAATCCAGAATCCAAACGATACGGTGTAGCGGTAAGCCCAACACAGGTGAAATTTGGGTTTGCAAATTTCATATCTTCCAGGAACCTACCATACTGGGTGTGGGCGTCCCTGGGTATCCGGTGTGCTTCGTCAATAATCACAACGTCTTTCTTACCAAGGTCAAACACATGGCTGTAAACAGATTGAATGCTTGCAAATGTAATTCTGGCTTGTGTCTGCTTCCTACCAAGCCCTGCACAATAAACCCCGGTGCTTGATTCAGGATAATGCTCCCGAATCTCTTTCTCGTTTTGATCCACCAATTCCCGGGAGTGTGTTAAACAAACAATCCGGACTTCGGGCCATTCGGTACAAATCCGTTTACATAGGTCTGCTATAATAAGTGATTTTCCCGAACCCGTTGGAGCGGAAACAAGACAATGCTTTCCCTTTTCTTTGTCCCAAAAATCATATATGGCTGCAATTGCCTCGTTTTGATAAGTACGGAGAATCATTGAATATACCCCTGTAAGTCTTTGCTCGCAATCTCTCCCGGGCCGTTGGTGATTAATCCATAGGATATAGTTCCCGTATCTGGATTAGAGTCTGTTTGTTCAAGTGGAACAACGCTTGGCAGGAAAATATGTTTATCACACGCTTGCCTCTGCTGGTAACTACAAATCTTTTCCTCTTTGCATGTCCAGGTTCCATCTCTTTCTGGTGTAGCGTGTGCGCAGGTCCTACAACTCACTTCGGGTAATTTATTTTCGTAGCACAAATCCTTGTGGTCACAGAATTTGCAGGTGAAGATAGTTGAACTATCGCTGAGCTTGATGAATGGTTCGTCTGAAAATATTACACCCTCTGCTTTACGGATTAACTTCTTTACAACGTCTTTGTTGTAATATATGCGCTCGCCATACACATCATCGGTTTCTTTATTTACACAGAAATAATAAGCCCGTTCTAATCCGGACCAGTGCATGTAACATTGAACCTGGCAATAGTGTTCGTATTTTGTTTTTTCAACCCCGTTCTTTTTTAGTTGGTTGAAAGACTTCGTATTGGCAGTCTTAAATTCCAAGACATGCCATTGGGAAGACTCTTCAAACCCGCAACCGATTCCATCAAGCGACCCCGCAAAATGTCCACCGAACTCTTCGTAGTATATCTGTAGCCCGGTTTCAGGATCACGGTCATAAACGGTACATCCAATATCACGGAGATTTTTTACAAGTCGTGATTCCTGCCGGTTTCCGGTTTCAAATAGCCGTAACACCCTACCGCTGAAATTTGGGTTAGAACACCACCGGAACGTATACCAAAGACTTCGCTCGCAATACCGTCCGATTAATGATGCTCCAAGGTGGTCCCTTCGCCAATCCCCGGAATTTTTCTCGTAAAATGAGAAGATTTTATCTACCGTTGGTAGCATTACTTCTGGAAGTTCAACCATTATGGGGACTCTCCATGTTCAAATCTGGCAGACCTTGCTTTTGAATATGCACCCAAAATATCTTGGTAAGCCCGCGGTGTTGGTATAAATTCTGTTTCTATTTTCCAATCCTGCTCCATGTGAGATGTATCTAAATACTCAACCGTTTTTGAAACATCTTTAAAAAATGTCCAAAAATGTGAATATGACATCATTTCTAAATATGGAGAATTTGGTAAAAACATGGTCCATAATTTGTGTAATCCTTTATGATGTTGTATAATTGGATGAAAATATACACCACCAGAATTACCATTTGGAATGTCACCCAATAATAACAACCCGGGTGTTTCTGATATATCACCATATCTACTTAATAAAAACGAATCGCTAAATCCTGGTAGACATCCCCCAAAGTCATGTAACCGTCTAAATTTGTTTCTATCTTTAAAAAGTGCAAGTGGATCTCCCTTTACTTCTACCCATGTTTCAGATGTTGGTAAATAAAAATCTGGAAGATATTTTTCTCCATTGTTTTCAAACCCATCTAATTCATATTGATACGGTATCTTTAACGCATCAAAAAACACGGCCCATCTTGCTTCAAGTCTGGACCTGAAATTGTAACCATTATATTTTGTCTGAATTGGTTTTATTTCTACCATCATTCACCAAAAAAAATGTTTATTTTTTCTCCCAGGGCTTCTTTGATCCTGAGGGCTTGTCTTCGCTCTTTGGTGAAGATGGTGTTGCAGCGGAGTCAAGTTTCTTGTACTCCTTCACAACGTTGGTAGCCTGGAACTCGTCATTTCCCGGCCTGATCCCAATCTTTACCACAAATGGTTTGTTGTGGAGCTCGTCAGAGTCCGTTGGATGAAGAACATTAACCGCTCTGCAGATGGATGACAGTGACCGCTGTGCAATTTCCTTTGCCGTGGCATTCTTGTTGTCCAGGTTCAAGCGGTCAAACACCTTGCGCCCGCGGTATTCGGTATCATCAACGACATCGTATACCAACTGCAGGTATTTTCCCTCTTTGTTCTTCGTGTCTTTCATTTCACTGGCGCTGATTACAACGGTGTATTCTCCAAGTGGAAGCGGTTCAAATGAGCCAAGTGGCTCGTACTGTTCTGCATCAAAATCAATTTTCGTCATTTAATTACTCTCCGTCTTTGGAAGATATTTCTCAAATTCTGTCCAATCCAGTTGAATTAAGTCTGGCATACTGTAACGGTTCTTTGCGGTATATGCTGCGGATCCGGTGAGATGTAATACACGCTCTCCGGTTGATATCGCCCGGTTTCTCTTTTCTCCGAATCCGGATTCTTCTGTCTTTAACAGGGTTTTCAGTGAAGCGAACCCAACGACATCGGAATATTCCTCAGCAATTGCAGCAGCTCTACGGTGGAGTTTGAGGCCATGCGTATCGTATGCGGGGTGTTCCGGGTCCTCTACCCTGGTGATTGTTCCATGAGCAATCATTACAATGGTCATGTTTTTGTAATCACGAAGTGCTGTAACGTATTTATAGAACTCTCTCCATTCGGTTGCTGACTCCACATAACCTTTCCCATATCCGGGGGCCTCTATACTCGATACTCCCAGACGCTTGCACGTTGCTGCCCATACGAGTGGCTCTAACCAATCAAGGCTGTCAATAATAACAGTCTGGAATTTGTGGTCCTCCCTTCCAAGGGTTGCGAGTGCTTCCAATACATCATCATAAGACGTTGCCAGTGGAAATTTTGGTACATCCAAATCGCCAAGTCCATCTTCTGTCAGGATATAGATTGGGTTTTTGGAGTGCGATGCAAATGTTGTCTTCCCGATTCCTGACGGACCATATATAATAATCCGTGGTGGCTTCGGGCTATTTTTCGATATGCTTTTCAAGTCGATAGACATTGATTGATTTACTCCTTTGATCGTTCGTTCGGTAGGTTGGGTTCTGTAACCAAAACTACAATCTATCGTTATCTCTAATGGTATTTATATGTTACCAGAATAAAAATATTCACAAAACTTATATACTTGGAAGAATAATTACTTGTCCATGCTCACCTTGGAAGAGATTATTGTTATTTTACAGGATAGAAATTTAAATGAAGTATCCAGAAGAACAGGGCTTGCGTATCCAACAGTTTGGAGAATAGCAAACAATCAGGCCGGTAACGTTGGTTACGAATCGGTAAAAAAAATATCTGACTACCTTGAAAATAAAAAATAGGTGCTGCATATGACAATGTATGATGCAGCGAAATATTATATCGAGTCTTATAACTGGGTTCTGGTCCCAATACCCCCCGGAACAAAAGCTCCAACACAACCCGGATGGAACATCCGTGAAAATTGTATAACTACGGTTGAAGGATGCGATTTCTTCAAAGAACATCCTGATTACAACATGGGGCTATTATTATCAGAATCCGGAATTGTAGCACTTGATATCGACCACATAAAGAACACCAAATCTGTATTCAATACTCTTGGAATAGATTATAAGAAAATAATTGACAGCGCACCACGTATTTCCGGAAGACCAAACCACGATAAAGTATTATTCAAATTACCAAAAGGAGTAATACTTACAAGAAAAGCACTTGCTTGGCCAACAAAAGAAGATCCAACCAAAACCGAAGTTGTATTTGAACTTCGTGGTGGGGCAATCCAGGATGTATTACCACCATCAATCCACCCAGATACAAAAAAGGAATATGGTTGGATAAAAGATCCCAACGATGGAATCCCAGAGCTTCCAAAAGAATTGCTTACAATTTGGAAGGAGTGGGATAAATTCAAGAAGGAATTGGTTGATGCGTGTCCCTGGTGTGAAAAGAAAAAAATATCACCACCATCGAAAACCAGAATGCTTGGTAAAACGAGCGAAGATGTTATTGGAACCTTTAATGCAAACAATAATGTTGAGGATCTTCTTGAAAAATACAATTACAAGCGTACACCCGGTGGTAGATATCTTTCCCCATATAGCACATCTGGAATTGCCGGGGTAATTGTATTTAAAAACGAAAACAAGATTTTTTCACATCATGGGAGCGACCCATTTGATACATCTCACTCATTGGACGCATTTGATTTATTCAGCCACTTTGAACACAACGGAGATATTACATCTGCAGTAAAAACTGCAAGTAAAATTTTAAATATTGGTAAATCGGTATCATACGACCCAGAAATGATAAATCATGGAAGAGAAGTCTTTGAATCTTGGAGTAAAAACAAAGAAGATAAAACAGCAGAAAAAGTTCCAGAGTATTTATTAAGTATTCCGGGGGTTCTACAGGATGTTGTGGAATATTACAATACCACGGCTCCAAAAACACAACCACAATTTGCCGTTCAATCTGCATTGGCTGTGGGTGCAACGGTACTTGGTAGGAGATATAGAACCGACCAGAATAATTATTCAAGTCTTTATTTGCTTAATATTGGAAAGTCTTCAACCGGGAAAGAACATGGTAAACGGGTTATAGAAAAAATTCTTACCGATGCTGGTGTTGACGATCTTATAGGCCCAAGCGGATATACATCTTCTGGTGGTGTTCTATCGGCTTTAATTGAAAGACCATGCCACGTTTCAATAATTGACGAATTTGGTAGGTTGATGGAAAGCATAGGTAAAGCCGGTAGTGCAAATAAACTTGATGCCCAGACAACAATAATGGAAGCATTTGGTAGACTTGATGGAATACTTCGTGCCCAGGGGTATAGTTCAATGACCCTTACAAAGACACAAAAGGACCAGGAGGGTATAAAACAAGTTCATAGTCCTGCTCTCACTATTGTTGCAATGACAACCCCATCTACGTTCTATTCTTCTATAACAAGCAACTCAATTAAGAGTGGTCTTGTTCCAAGATTTCTTGTTGTTGAATCGGATGTTGGAAGACAGCTAAGTAGACAAATTGTTGAAACAGATCCAAGTCCAAGATTATTAGAATGGGTTAAAAAAAGATCGGTTGCATATAATACAAATGGTGGAAACCTGGTTGAAGACTTTGGTGCGAAAAAGCCACCATTACCCATTGTTGTTTTCTTTGAATCAGAATGCTGGCCTATGTTAAGAAAATATGATCAATATGTTCTTGATATGATGGACGAGTATGAGAAATTTGGACTTGATGAAATGTTTGGTAAGTCAAAGGAGATTGCACAACGCATTTCTTTAATTGTTGCGGTGTCGTGCCAATCAGATACAATAAAAGCCGAGCATGTAAAATGGGCCATAAAATATGTAAAATTCTATAATTTACAAACTGTTAATAGATTGAAGAATATTATGAGTGATTCAGACTTTGAAGCGGGATGTAAGGAAGTACTGGAAAAGATAATTGAAAGTGGAATGAAAGGTGCAACATCGCGTGATATCTCCAGGAAGTCAAGCAAATTCAGGGCAATGGATATAAAACAGAGGGAAAGTATGTTCAAGGTGTTGTTAGAAGACCACGGAGTTGAATTAAAAGAAATACCACAACCGCGTGGAGCTCCAAGACACGCATATCTCTACCCTGCGGATGGGGATGATGTAATACAATAATGTAATCTAATAAACTAAAATTGTTTTAACTAAAGTTTACTTTATTTTTTCTGCAAAAGTTTTTGACACATATCGGTTTTTGTAAAAAACGATTTCTAAAAATTGGGATTTGTTTTACAAAACAACCTACCTTTGGTGTTTGTTTGATTTGTGTCATTGTGTCATGAAAAATAGGGGGTGTTCCATGTCCTCCCTATTACACGCGTGTACACGCGTGATCACACAGGGGGGTAATACTTAGACATAAATAAAAAAAAAAAAAAATATTATTATATATATAGAGTAAATTAAGAATGGACTTCGTTTTGGTTTTTAATTTTTTTTTAATTGTGTCATTTGGTGTTTGACACAAATAGACACATAAAACATATCCAACAACAAAGGTAGGCTGAAATGTTAAAAGAAGGTTGTATTATTTAGGAATGGTCTTGACACAATTCATTTCCGGTGGGTACCCCGGTCTGGGCTTATCCTTCCCACACCAGGGTTCATGTTTACAGCCCCTACATTCACCAGGTTCAACTTTGTACCCGGTAGACCTGTAATCCCCCAACTTCAACAGACAGGGCATTCCTTCACATCCCATATCGTTGTATAGCGGGTCTTAACCAGGAGTGGGTAATTCCTTTTAGCGATAATAAGGTGAACCCGGCGAATCACCGACATCTTATACTTCGGTTCTCGCACCTTCGGATGCTTCAGACTCCCGAACATCGTAATAAAAATCTCTGTGAGGTATAGTTTACCGTTAAGTTCCGGGTCGGTCCTTGCAGCGAGAATGGTTTTTTCAAGTGCATCTTCCAACATCTCATCTGGAATAACCCGCAACGGATCCTTTTCATCAGCCCTCTCTCTTCGTATCCTACATGCACTATTCATTCCATGTGCCTCTTAATCCGGTTAATCGCTTCCGGAGTAAGTTGGTATTCATTCACACGCCCTCGGTGAACCATCCGGTACTTATTCAGGATCCCACACAATACAAGTTTCTGAATGTGAGAACGGAACCCCGGATATTCAACTTCAATCTCAGCGCACTGGAACTTCCTGGGACCTACGAGATTAAGAATATCCTGTGCCATAAGATAATTCTCACCAGATGTGGACATAATCAT